AAGATTTCGAGCGGATACTCAAGCGGCTCAAGTAATACTAGTAATGCCGTTCTTGATAGAGGAGTAGGGAGAACAACTTCTAGGAGAGTTCTCTCCGCTAAGTTCGGTGATGGTTACGAGCAAAGACTTTTAGACGGAATAAATAATATAGAAGAAACTTATGATGTTTCTTTTAAGAATAGATCAAAAGCAGAAGTAAATACAATTGCTGATTTTTTAGATGACCAGCAACCTAGCTCTTTCACTTTTCATATTGGAGAAGATACAGTAAAAGTAGTCTGCGATAGTTACAGTATTTCTTACACTAATGATGAAGTCTATAGTTTATCCTCTCAATTTAGAAGAGTTTATGAAGCATGAGTGATGTAATAGCAAAAGAAGCAAATGACTTAGTAATGGCTTCAGATGAAGCTCTTGTTAGCTTATTTGAAATTACAGTCGGAAGCTCAACTCTGTATCTACATGCAGAAAATACAGAAAATAATATAGAATTTGGCGGAAATAATTATGTGCCTTTTCCAATGATTATTGAGGGTATTGATATTGGCGGAGATGGTGCCATGGCAAGACCGAGTGTCACAATTCCTAACGTAGAATCCGTATTAAAATCCGATACTACAATTAATAGTGAGTTGGGCATAACAGATTTTGATATAGAAGATTTAATTGGAGAAAGACTAACAAGGCGGCAGACTTTATCAAAATATGTAGATCAAACTGGCACAGAATATGAATTTCCCAGTGCAGTATATGTTATTGATAGAATCTCCTCCAAAAATTCATTAATGATTCAACTAGAGTTATCTTCGCCCTTTGACTTAGCAGGAGCGCGGGTACCTTCTCGCCCGGTTGCAGGAAAATACTGCCCTTGGGTATATAAGCAGTGGACCTCTTCAAATACAGACGTTAGAAGTGCCTGCTACTGGAAGTCTAAAAAAATACAGGGCAGTAATAATCCTTTCTTATTTTTTACTATAGATGACGAACCTTTAATTAAAACTGATTTGATTTCAGCAAACGCATGGTCGAGCAGCACAGCATATACTACAGGAGCTTTTGTTACTCATGAAGGATTAACTTGGCAAGCAAATGTAGATAGTACAAATAAAACTCCATACGAAGGAAGTATTTATTGGAAAATTTGCAGACGATATACTATATGGGCCAGTAATGGTAATTATAGTTTAGATACTGTTGATTTAAGAAAGAGTTCTTATGTATTTCATTCAAATGAAGTGTGGAGAATCTCAAGAGCACATATTTCTAGTGCGAGTACTGCTCCTTCTGCTACTTCTAAGTATTGGATGCGAGCTGATGTATGTGGAAAACTTCTTTCTTCTTGTAAAGCAAGGTATCAAGGAGTTTTTCACAATAGTTCTTCAAATACTACACATGGTTATTCCAAGTCTGATACCTTTGATACAGAAGTATCCCTACCTTTTGGAGGGTTCCCAGGAACACGTAAGTTTAGATGATACAAAACTTTTTTCAAGAAATAAAAGAGCATTTTGAAGCAGAGTACCCAAAAGAAGGATGTGGAATAGTAGCAGTACAAAAAGGTAAACGAAAATGGTTTCCATGTACAAATGTGGCAGAGGTAGACGAAGAGTTTATTTTAGATTCTACTGAGTATTTAAAGATACATAGAACTTCGGATATTATTGGTATTGTACATAGTCACCCAGACGGTACCTCTGAAGCAAGTGAAAGCGATATTTCGTACTGTAATAGTTTAGGTATTCCATATTATATTTTTTCATATCCGGATATGGATCTAAATGTAGTACAACCAAAAAAAGACTTAACAGATTTATATGGCAGAGAGTATAAATTTGGGGTTAGAGATTGTTTTGAAGCCGCAAGGGATTATTTAATTGAACAAGGTATAGTAATCCCTCCTAGAGTTTTATTCGAAGATAATTGGTTTAAGAAAGGTTTAGATTATTTTCGACCAGAGCTTATAAAAGATTGGGGGTGCAGTGAAGTCCCTCTTAAAGATCTACAAAAAAATGATGTAATTACTTTCAAGGTTAGATCAGATATTACTAACCATTGCGGAGTATTTTTAGGGAATGATACTTTTTATCACCATGCAGAACAAAGACTTTCATGCAGAGAAAACTTGTATCCTTTTTGGATACACTATTTAGACAAGGCTTATAGATATGATGCGTAATGTATATTTTGAAGGAGAGTTGGGGGATAAGTTTATTCCTCATATACACATGAAAGCAGAAACCGTAGCAGAAGTTTTTCAGTGCCTCAATGGGAACTTTCCAAACTTTAAACAATATATTTTAGAAAAACAAGAAGAAGGCATAGGATTTCATATTGATGTAGCTGGAAATGAACTTGAAGATCCTCGGGAGTTGCTCTTAGAGTTAAAAGAGGGAGATATTATAGTAACTCCTATTCCTGCCGGAGCTAAAAGTGGTCCTGCAAAAATTCTTGCAGCGATAGCTTTAGTAGTTGTAGCAATCTATGTCCCAGGCATGCTTACATATACTGGGCAAGCTGTAGGAGGATACGCTCCTACGGTTTCACATACCCTTGGAACTGTACTTGCGGGACAGGCGGGAACGCTTGCCCAGGTTGCTGCTACAGCTGCTCTAGGAATGGCGACTAATTTAGCAATAGCTGGAATTACACAGATGATGGCTCCGGATCCCTCTACAGACGGTGACCAAGAGCAGTCTTACTTATTTAATGGGGCAGAGCAAAATATTATTGAAGGAGACCCTGTGCCGGTTTTATATGGTAGGCTTAGGGTGCCGGGCATGCCCGTAAGTTTTGAAATCGCGGGGGCTAGTGCAACATATGCTTCAAATGGTACTCTCGTACCTGGCAAAGGTCAAGGGGACGGATGGTCAAGTCACGGCGCAAATCCTTCGCTTAGGTAAGGATAGGAGTAATTTTTAATGGCATCTAAATCAATAACAGGAGCAGATAGACGTTCAGCATTTCCTAAAAATAATGCTCTGAATAATGTTGTGTATGGGAGTACTGAACAAGTAATATCGATTACAGATATTATATCAGAAGGGCCAATTTTAGGACTTGCGAAAGGCGGAAAAAGTGTTTTTCTGAATAATGATGCAATTTTTGAAGATAATGAAGTTGGCTATGTTCCTGTTGGAGGCGAAACTATATCTGGAACTTCTGGTACAACTACTATTACTGTTAAGGATTGGGAAGACAATTCTTACTCCTATGACCCAGGAGTTGTAGATACTCAATTTATACTTATTCATGATTTATATAATAAAACGTCCTCTGAGCTTACTCATAATAGTACAGCAGGAGTTAGTGCTGCTTATGATACAGTGGGAGCTATTCCTACAGGTATTTTGATTCAATTAACATATACAGGAACTGATTTGCCGACAGCTATTGCATATGGTCAGGCTAACAGGTCTAATGGGTGGTTTCAGGAGCGAGCCCTTCAAGACGGAAAAGGCTGGGCAGTAATTACAGGAGATGATGATAGAGAAATTGCTGGCTGGGTAGAAGAAGTTAATCAAACTAATAATACCGTAAAAATATATGTAAATAGAGTATTTGGACTTGACCAATTGGATTGGTTAGAAACGGCCGATCTAGTGCTAAATATTAGTTTAACAAAAGGAATTTCTTCAATTTCTTCCAGTGGATCTATTACTTTAGATAGTAATCTTCCCTTAACTTTTTCCAATAAATCTTTTAGCATTTCTGCTCCGGTTAGTAACTCTGACGGAAATAATCCCTATAATCGTAAATATGATTCTTCTGGATACCAATTTAGACCTGGTACAATGGATCAAAATCCAATTGAAACTTTACAAGGAGTCGGCTCAAGTACAACTACTCTTTCAGTTGCAAATGTTACTACACTTAATATAGGCACTACTGCAAGTATTATTGAAGCTAACCCCAATTCTGGAGAAATAGATTTAGTTCAACTAAATTTTAAGTATCCCGGGGGACTATATCTAACAAATACAGAAAAAGGAACAAAAGAGGATGCAGGTGCGGGCTATGTTATAGAACTTTTTATTCAAACAAATACTCAAGGAAATGGCTATGGGTGGGAAAGTCAAGGATTCCTTTCCGGTAATGGAAGAATTACAAGTAATTTAATTAGTAATTTAAGTCAAGCAACTAACTATAGTAACTGGTCGTCTAAGGTAGCGGCAGGTAGAGGTTTATTTAAGCACGGAGGAAAGTATACAAGTGCTGTAAACTTCACTCACTCTATTAATCTGGAACCATTCCAGCCTTTTGCAGGATTCAAATTAGAAATTACACGAATCACAGAAAGTGAAAATTTCACAGATACTCAAACGGGTAGAGGACATACCTATCCTAATCTTACTTGGAGAGGTTCTGACGTAGATAAGTGGCAAGCAGTTCAGTCCGGGGGTATTGAAACTGCGTTTGGAGTAATAAAAGAAAAATTAAACTTTCCTTATACTGCTGTAGCAAATGTAACCTTTAATTCCAAACAATTTCCAAATACCCCTTCAAGAACCTATGACTGTTTTGGCCTTAAAGTAAAAGTTCCTCACAACTATACTACAAGAGAAGAGCTAGGATTAAATACCGATGGTTCCTATAAAAATGTTGACGATTTATACGATGAGTTATTTAATGGAACTTTTCGAGAGGGAAAGGTATATACAGATAATCCTGCTTGGATTTTCTATGATATTCTTACAAATAATCGCTATGGTATAGGAGAATTCCTTAAAGAAGATCCCGCAACAGCTCGAAATGTGGATATTGACATTTATTCTTTATATAGAATTGCAAGGTATTCAGATGAGTTAGTTCCTGATGGTAAGGGCGGATTAGAGCCTAGATTTAGAGCAAATCTTTATTTTCAAAAAGCAGCAGATGTTTTTAAAGTTCTTAAAGATATGTCAACTATATTTAGAGGTATGCTATATTGGATGGACGGAAAGCTAGTTCCAATTATGGATGAAAAGAAGTCCCCTGTGTATGCTTTTAATCGAAGTAATGTTATAGAGGGCGCTTTCGAGTACCAAAGTACAGGGTCAAAAACTAGAGCAAATCAAGTAATTGTTTCTTGGAATAATCCTAAAACTGATTATAAACTTGAACCTGTCATTGTTGAAGATCGCGAAAATATTATTCGAACAGGTAAGATTATTAAAGAAAATGCTAATGCATTCGGGTGTACTTCAGAAGGTCAAGCAGTTCGCTATGGCCGATGGAAATTATGGACTGCAATTAATCAAACTGAACTTGTATCTTTTAAAAGTGCAATAAATGCAGCATTTTTAGCTCCTGGAGATATAATTACTATTCAGGATAATCATGACTTTAACTACCGAGCAAGCGGAAGAATTACAGGAGTAAATAGTCTTAGCTCAACTAGCATGGAGCTAACCCTAGATAGAAATGCGCAGAGCGGTGCAACGGGATCATATCCTACTACCGATGATTTACTTTCTACTTTAATTATTGATGATAAAGTTGTCTTGGGCCAAGCATCTGCCACGATTGGGAGTACCGCTTACACTAGAGGAGATGTAGTATCTGCTGCTCCTGATGAAGATGGAACTTCAGTATCTTTTACTGGAACCGAAACTCAAATTTTAGGTAAAATAAACAATGCATATGATGATTCCGGAAATATGCTATCTCTTCAGTATAGTAAGGAAAG